GATGGCGGCCGTTTCCTTTTCGTCAAATTCTTCGCGGTTGCGGTTCTTGTTGAACGCGCTGTTCTCGTAGAACTTGAGCGGCGACTGAAGCAGATCGCAAATGCCGCTGGCACCCATGGCCGTGTCGGCGTGATATTCTTCCTCGGGCATGCGGAAGTAGATGCCATCCGCGTGATCGTCCTTCGTCATAGCCGGCCGATCAATGATCTTTTCTTCCGGGATCTGCGCTACAAAATCGTTCATGTTCGTGGTTCTCCGTTGCTGTGGTGGGTGGATCAGGCGGGCTTGACGATAGTGTCTTTCAACTTTCGGGCGGCGCGCGCGCTGGTAAGCATAGGCTCCCGCATGCTTTCGATGATCGAGCCGTGTTCTTCGTTGGGGTGATTGAGGCCGATCAGGTTCCCGGCCGTTGCGCCAAGCGCGGCAAGGCAAACGAAATCGGGAATACCTTTCTGCATCATGTCGGCCGTAACGTTCGCGATTACGGCGCGGGCCTGGATGAAAAGGGCTTCGGCTTGCTGGCTCATCTGTCTGTCTCCTACGGTCGGAAGTGACCGGATATCCGGGGCGTCAATCCCGGATGCCTGGGCGCTTCAGAAAGGAAATTCGTCCGCATCCCATTCGTTGATGATCGCGACGGCCCGATCATAATGCTCTTGCGTGTTTCGGTCGCGCTTCAGTCCGTGCGTTTCCATTTCGTCAGAACGCCGGATGACGTGGCGCAAGAGCGTTATTGCGCTGCGAGCTGCCCGGATCTGTATTTCAGTAAGTGATTGCGACATGGGGGATCTGTCCTTTGTAGATGGCGATGATTACCGCCTGCGCTTCTTTCTCTGTGATGCCGGTGGACTTGATGAGGCTCGACATCGCTTCGCCATTCAGCTTCTTGCGGTGGGCAAGATCGGCCGCACGTTCCTGATCGGCCTTCTCCTGGGCGAGCTTCAGGCGGTCGGCTTCTGCCTTCTCGTCTGCCTGCCGCTTACGTTCGGCGGCCGCTGCACGCTCTGCCGCGTCGATCTCGCGCTGCTTGGCTTCGGCAGCTTCCCGTTCGCGGCGGGTTTCGGCTTCCTGCGCCTCACGTTCCCGGCGCGCTTCAGCTTCGGCGGCCTGACGTTCTGCGGCGGCAACCCGTTCCTCCGCATCCTTGGCAGCCTTCGCTGCGGCTTCGGTGGCGATCCGCTCGCGCTCGATCCGCTGGCGCTCTGCTTCGGCTGCGGCTTCCTCCTCGATCCGCTTCGCCTCGGCCGCTGCGGCTTCCGCCTGTTCGCGCTCGGCCTTCTGCCGGCGGAACTCTTCCAGCTCGCGGGCTTCTTCTTCGCGGCGCTTGGCGTTCTCGATCTCATCGCTGATCTTGGTGACTGCTATTTTGCGTTCTTCGTTCAACGCCTCGACATCATCACCGAAAAGATCCGCGTTTATGTCTATCGAAGAAAAAGTATCTTTCATCAGCTCAAGCTGATTTGAGGCTTTGCCGACGATCAGGATTTCAACATGAACTAGATCGCTCATCAGATTGCGAACGCGCTCTTTCCTGTGTGTCTCTGCCGCCTCCCAGGCATCCAGCGCCGCGCGGGCCTTGTCGCGCAACGTGTCCAGCGTGGTTTTCAGCTCGCCGCGTTCCTTGTTCACGCTGTCAACGATCGCCTTCGCCTCGCTGGAAACGCCTTTCGCGGCTTCGTCAAGGCCGGTCTTTGTGCGGCTGATCCGGTAAGCGTAGGACGCAACCAGCTCGCGGTTTGCCTTCACGCTCATATCCGTGGGCAGCTCGGCAATGCCAGCCTCCAAGCGCGTGTACATCGTCTTGAATGAGGCGTTCATTTCCTCGGTGATTTTGGTCACGGTCGGCAGGTTCAACTTCGGGAACGTGGCGAGCGCGGTTGCGGTGTCTGCTGTCTGTTCGGTCATCGTGGAAACTCCCAATTTGAGAAAAATGTAATGCCGCCCTTTGCGGGTGGACCGGCGTAAATCATGCGAATGTCAGTGAAGGCGCATGGGCGACTTGGTAAGATCTTCCAACGATCCATAAATGTTACCATCTTCGGATCGACGTCATAACGGATGCAATATTGCGGGATTTCAATGCTTCTGATCTCGATATTCGCGACCAATGAGGGGCCAAGATTTTTGGCTTGAAACACGTCATCGGTGCGGATTTCGAAGTTCAAAAGAACCATGTCGCCGCACGAAATCTTTCTGATCAGCCAGTGCCTAAGTCGGTCAAATGCTCCTGCTTTTGTTGTCACTTGCGGTTTCTCCTGATTGTGGTGGCTGAATGGATCAGCACGCCGAGAACGATAAGTGTGGAAAGGGATAGGCCGAGCCAGCCAAGGATTTGCAGGATCATGGGTCGATCTTCTTGATCTCGTAGCCAAGATGGAGTGCCAACGCTTCGAAGCGTTCGTGGATCATGGCGTTTGCCGATGCCTGTACGGCTTCGCGCTGATCGTGGCGGGCAATGATCGCATCTTCATAGATGCCCTGGGCCTTAACCTGAATGTCAATGAGGCGGTTTCTCGAAAGCTTCTTCATGATCAATATTCCTTCCATTCGATGGCGGCGCGTTCGGCCGCTGTGATGCCGACAAGCTGTGTGCGGAACGGGACGGCGGAAAGCGGCTGCACGATCGGGCCGGTTGTGCCGTATGCCTTCGCTTCTTCCTGAAGCTCAAACACGCGGCGCATCTTGTCGACATGAGCGGCGGCAACGCGGCGGGAAACTTCGCCTTCGCGCCGGGCTTCAACGCGGGCCGTCTTGATGATGTGGAATAGATCCTGGATGCAGATAAAAAGCGCATCCTCTGTCATGGATTTAGGTGTGTGGTGCATTGTCTGATGCCTCCTGTTCGCCGGCAGAACATTGCAAAATTAAAATCATCCGTCAATAACAAAATTAGACTTGCGTTAAAATCGCATTCGAATTAACTTCGGCTCAGATCCAACCAAGAAAGGGTTTAGAAATGGCTGACACTGCCGAAAAAAGAGTTACCGTAATCATGACAACGGAACAGTTTGAGTTCTTGCGGAAGCAAGCCAAGCGGAGCGGCGTGAACAACGTTTCTTCGTTGGTTCGTCAGATCGTCGTCAACATGATGGCGGATATGGCCGATGCGTAAGTTCGGCAAGCCCGGCTTTAAGGGCATCGGCACGGCGTCCGGTGCCGCCATGGGCAGGATCGCGGTCAAGATCTTTGAATGCAACGGATGTTCCCGGCAATACCGCGCTGAAAAGCCGGTTCAGTGCGGGACATGCGGCCGTTTGGACTTCTCCAAGATCGATAGCATTGCAGAAGCAAACCGCCTGGGCGAGCTGCGGCTCCTGCTCGGTGCCGGCATCATTTCCGAATTGAGAACACAGGTCCATTTTTCATTGATGGCACACCGCGCGGATGGCGTGGGCGTCAAGGTCGGTGAATATTGGGCCGATGCCGTCTATATCGAGGACGGTAAACAGGTGATCGAAGATACCAAAGGCGCGATTACGGATCTCGCCAAGTGGAAACTTCGCCACATGGCGGCGCAAGGGTTGCCCGTCACAATCGTAACAGCAAAGGGAAAACACCGTGGCTGAAATCAAACGAAATGAGCTTATCGAAGATCAAATCAGGGATGCGATCAAGAACGTTCGCGGCCTGAAGAACGATCGTTCCGACGTGAACGCGGATATCCAGTCCATCCGCGAAAACCTTAATGCTCTCGGCATCCCGAAAAAGGCTTTCGATCTCGCGCTTGCCTATGCCGACATGGACGAAGACAAGCGGCGCGGCTTTGACGTCGCCTATGCGCTTGTTCGTAAGGTCGCCGGCCTGCCGCTGCAAGAAGATCTGTTCACGGCGGCAGAACGTGTCGGCTCTACATCGGTTGCCGCCAAGAAGCCTGCGGAACCTGATGCCGGCGCGATCGAGAAGCATATCCAGTCCCAGGAAGCGGAAGCCACCAAGGGCAAGAAGGTGCATGAGCCGACCGGCGAACATCAAGGCACGATCAATTGACCGACGATCTCCCGGTGAAGAAGAAAAGGCGGCGGCGTAAAACCCGCCGCCCAGGCGGCAATGCCGGTGCCGTCCCGCACGCGTCGGAAGTTGTCTTCCGCCACCCCTCGGCCGTCCCGCAAATCAAGCTGGCCGTCGCTGATCCATACGATGAAGCGGCCGCCACGGTCGAAATCGCTCAACAGCGCAAAGCGGCCGCAGACGAACTGCAATCGGTTGATGAGCTTGTGCATCTGCTGATGCCTCTGGTCATTCCTTCGCGTCACATGGTCGTTTTCGAATGGCTGTGCAAAGCGACTGGCAAGACGCATGGGCAAATGGTGCGCGAAATGCTGATCGCGGCCGTGATCCGGGAAAAGCCGGCGTATCGGGAGGCGATGGGCGGCGGCGGCGCTTCTGGCAAAGACAAAGAAGCCTTGGCAAATCGGATCTGAACAACGGGGCGGCCTTCGGGCCTCCCTCCCCTCATCTGAAAGTTAGAACGATGGCTGAATTTCCTGGGTTCACGATCTGGACGGACGCATATATTGCCGACACGGCGCACCTGTCTATGGCTGAGAATGGCGCATATCTTTTGCTGCTGATTGCCATGTGGCGGGCCGGCGGATACCTGCCGAATGACGACGCGCGGCTTGCTCGGTTCTGCCGTTCCAAGGGCAACGAATGGTTGAAGGTCAAGCCAACTGTCATGGAGTTTTTTAAGGTCGAAGGCGATCGGATTACGCAAGGAAGATTGCTAGAAGAACTCGAAAAGGCTCGCGGCAGATCAAAGAAGGCCGCCGAAAGTGCGCGCTCTAAGTATCGGAAAACAAACGATGTGGTGCCAGCGAACGCAGATCCGGAGCACAGCTCCACGGCTGCTTCCATTTCCATTTCCATTGACACAGCTAAAAAAGCTCCTTCGTCGCCAAAAAAAGGGACGCGCATTCCCGAAGATTTTGCGCCGGATCTCGATGCGGCCGTGACCGCCGGCCTTCGTCCAGAGCGGGCCTTAGTCGAGGCGGCAAAGTTCCGGGATTACTGGCTGGCCGTCGCCGGGGCGAAAGGTGTCAAGCTCGACTGGCCGGCGACGTGGCGCAATTGGGTTCGGTCGGCGGTCGAGCGGCAACCGGCGCGCGGCAGTCCCGGCAAGGTGAGTGCCTTCAGGGAACATCAGCAAGCCACGATGGCGGAATTTGAGAAAAGGGTGAACGGCAATGGATCAGAACAGGCGAATTTCTACGACGACGACGGGCCAACAATTGACATTGGCAAATCAGATTACAGATCTCGCTAGGCAGCTCGAAACGCCATCGGATAACCAGATCGCGGCGCGGATCATGTTGCTGGCTAAATCCGGGATGGCCTTCCCTCCGTCGATCGAGCCTTCCAAGGCAATGCAGGCTTACACTTTTGCGCTGATGAGCGTGCCATATGGCGGCCTAAAGATCGCGACTGAAAAACTCGGTCAAGGTTTGTATCCTCGCAAGTCCTACGATTTCATTCCGATACCGGCAGAAATCGCCGCTCTCGCCCGGCAGGAGGCGCAAAGCATCGTGGATGATATATCCCGGCTTCGCGACACTGAAGCCTCTCTGCGGCCTCCTGTGGTCGAAAAGGTTGACGAAGCCGGCAAAGCCCGCGTGCGCGAATTGCTCGCTGCGCACCGTCAAGCCCGCGTGATCGACAAGGAAGCCGAAAGGCCGGGCATTTATCACCCATCAAGGGACGCGGAAGCCACGCGATTGTTTGGCGGCCGCCCCTCCAAAATTCACCAGCGGGCCGCGCCTCCCCCTGGCGATCCTCTCACCCAGGCGACACAGCAAAGGAACCACGATTATGACGACTACCCGCAAGAGCGTTTTGAAAGTCCGCATGGATCTCCTGATCCCGGTCGATTTGACTGATCCCGGATCGGTTCTCTCATGCAGCACGGCCGCCGATCACGTTAAGAATAAGGCGATCGACTGCGGCTTCCGGGTGAAGCTGGAAACCACGTTCGCAAATGTCGATTGGCCTAAGCTGGTCGCGGAACCTGAAGGAAAGAACTGATGATCAAGGCGGCCGCGTTCAACCTGATTTGTGCAGCATGGGCCTATCAGCAAGCGTGCATGGTCTACGCTGCACATAACCGCTTCGGGATCGTCGTGGCCGCCACGGTCCTGTTTTACTGCTTCCTGGCAAACAAGATTGCCGGCGGCTTCATAGACCAATATCGGAGGGAAAAATGAAAAACGAGACACCCACACCCGTTCCAATTTCGGCAGGCACAGATCGCGGGTTCATGCCCTTCTTCGCCCTCGGTGACCGAGTCCGCAAAACAAAAGGATCATCCTGGCATGGCCGCGTCGTCGGCTTCTACAGCACCGAGCTGACGCCGGTCGGCTATTGCGTCGAGAGTGATCGCGAACCCGGCTCAGTCCAGATTTACCCGGAGAGCGCCCTTGCCGCCACTACGGAGGGCAGCGAGCTATGAGCGACAATCTCAACCCAAAGGCCCTCAAAGCTGCTGTAGATGCTGTCTTCCTATCGGCGGACGGCGATGCCAAGCAGATCGCAAAAGCCGTCGTGAAGGCATATCTCGACGCCTTGGCCGAAACACCATCGCCCGAACCGACAACGAGCGGTCTGCACGGCATCAACAAGGAGTGGTTCGAGCGGCGCGCCAAAGCCGAAGGCGATCTTGAAATCGGCGCTGGCTTCTCAGTCGTCAACCCAACCGACGCTGACATGGCGCAGATGGAGGTCGTGGCAGAGCAGGCGCTTCCTCGATGGGCTCAAATCGAACTCGCGAGGCTTCGAGTAGTCGCGCTCGATATGCAGAAAGGCTACATCGCCGCGAGGGGTCTGGTTGAGCGCGCCACAGCGATCATCTCGACTTCCACCTACCCGAATTGGCACGAAGCCGCCCGCGCCGCCCCATCGCCCGAACCGAGGGAGAGGGGTAACGCCGATGGCTGAAATGTTCATCAAAACATCGCGCGCGATCGAAATTGTTATGGCTCGCTGCAAGCTCGACAAAGAAACGGCGCGCATCATGGCCGCTCAATTGGCAGCGGCACGGCAACGGGAAGCAGCGGAAGAACCTTGCACACATGCTTGGGTTACCGATCCGATGAATGGCCCGGTAGCGTGGCGCTGTGCGAAATGTGGAGCAAAAAACAATGGATAAGCTCACGCCCCTGACGCCGGCTCAACAGGCCGGCTTCGAAGTCCATCGCGAAAGCGCCGCCGTGGTGCAAAACCGCTGCAAATGCGGCGCGTGGTATGAAACACCCAGGCAATCGCATGAATTTCAGGAACAGTTTTTTTGCGATTGCGGGCTGTTCTTGTCGTTCAAGGTGCCGGCGATCGAGGCAATCAAATCGCTGGCCGACGACGTGATCAGGATGGACGAAAACGGCTTTGGCGTCTTCGACACCGGAATGAAGGTAAACGACGCCATGGCGCAAGCCTCGCATTGGTGGGCCAAAACAGGCCGGCGGCTCGCACAAACCGAGCTGAAGCGCCAACAGCAACCACTCGGAACAGACAAGGGAAACGGCGGCGCGTTCGCCTCGCTCGATCCCGACGATCTCAACTTCCTGCCCTCGGGCCTGATCCACGGTCAACCGTGGGACGTGCTCACAAAACGAGAAAAGATGATGCTCATTAAGGCGTGGCATCACATGTTCATCCGTAAACCACAGGCGATTTAAGCCGCTCCACAGCAAAGGGGAATACCATGCAGAAACTTCATTTCGATCTCGATCAGGTAGAGCGCGACATCCGCGCGCTGTTTGAAAGAATGCCCGTCACCAACAAAATTGACGAAATTTACAAGGCTTCCGTTGATGCGCAGGTTTGCATGTCGCGTATTGCTCTCGGCTCTGCGAATGACGCCATCGACACCGATACATCGCTGACGGCGATAGAAGCATGCTTCACAAGCATGATCAAAAACACGCTTAGTTCGTTCTTGGCTGAAGACGAGGGGTCCGCGCCTGTCGCGTTCCAAATGCTCGACGCGATCCGTGAAAACCTGATCGCGGCATACGCTGATAAGACGGAAATAATCGACCGCATCGCCATAAATTCGGTTCAAACAGGCAACGCATAATAAACCGCTGTATCGCTTTGTTATTGTGGGGGATTATTCATGGTGTTTAATTCCCCAAAACCACGCAAATCAGGAATATTAATCCTGACAACCAAAGGAAATTGAAATGAATATCTCTCAAATTGCCGATGCCGCCACGAACTACCGGATTGAACGCTATGTGAGCTGCGGCACGGAACCGCAATACGGTTGGCAGGATGTGCACGTTGCCTTTGTTGCCGGCGCGATGTGGCAGGCCGATCAGCCCACGGAACAGCGGCTTGTGCCTCGCATGGTCCTGGGCCTGGATACGCTGGAAGAACAGCGCCACACCAAGGATCAGCTTGCCGATGCCCGCCGGCAGATCGAGGAAATGGAAAAGCGGCAGGATAACTTCAGGTCCACGATCGGCAATCTGGTTGATGCCGAACGCTCGTACATACTCACAATCGATCGCCGCACTGAAGAACGGAACCTGTTCGCAGACAAGATCCGCGATCTGGAAGCGGCCAACTCGCGCCAAACTAAGGCGATGGGCAATTACCGCGACGAACTCGGCAAGAAGGAAGCGCGGATCAACACGCTGAATGATCAGCTCGACGTGAAGCGCGAAGATATCGCCCGCCTTGGTGCGACCAACAAGCGCCAAGCCGAAATGATCCTGGCGCTGCAAGACGACGTGAAGGCGGCCGAAAATAAATCCTACGAAGAGTTAGGCGACCAGATGCGCAGGCTGGGCGCAGAACGCGACGACTGGCACCACGCTTATGATCGCCTCGTTTCTGATGTGGTGCATGGCCGGAACCATCACATCATCGGCATGGACGTTTCCAAGCCCGGCAGCGACATGAGCGTTGTGTCGGTGTCGTATCCGAACGGCAAGGCGCGGGAGATCATGGAAACGGAATACGACGCCATCAATGCCGCGACGGGCTATTGCGACACGGAGCAGGCGTGCGATCAGCCGGAAGCCATGACGCCGGTAGCCGAACCTGATGCGCTCAACCGCGAAGAATTTCAGGCAAAGGTCAAGCGCATGATCGACTATAGCTTTGATCAAGGCTTCGATCTCGCCAACACGCTGCGGGATATGTGGGGCAAACAGTCCTGATCATCGCCGCATCAATCAAGGGCCGTCGCGGGTATCTCGCGGCGGCCTTTGCTTTGCGCTATATGTGCAGCTCAACCAACAGCAAGAGGAAACGATAATGGCCCACAAGCACGACGCACTGTCCCGACTGAATGACTTTATCGATCAGCTCATGACCGAAGCATACGAGCGCGACGACATAGCCAGCGCGCTTGAACTGCAATTGATGGCGATGAACGAAGAAGACGAAAGCGAGGACGAATAATGCCGGGCGCACCAAAGCACAAGAAGGCCGCCGAACAGTCATTTCACGATGTCCTGGGCGACGGTGGCGCAACGCCTGAAATGATCATGATCGCGGTCATGCGCGGCGAAACCGATATCGCCGCAACGCCTGGGGCGAAGAAGGTCAAGCTCACAAAGCAGATGATCGAGGCCGCGCAAACCATGCTGCCGTTCCGCCTGCCTCGCCTCAACTCGGTGGATGCGGTGCAGCGCAATGTCAGCATGACACACGAAGAATGGATCGCGTCCATGGATGGAGGGGAGGCGGATGGGGAATAACTACGATCAGCTCACGCGCCGGCTCATGCTGCAAAACCTCAATCGCGTGGGCAGCGTTGACGATCAGATTGCCGACATGCTCGCCCGGTACAACATGCTTGACGGCGAGGTTGACGCGGTGGGTTCCTCGCTGTCGTCAACCGCAACGGCTCTCGGCGTGACCAATGGCAAGGTGTTGGCGCTGCAATCCGGACTGACGACGGCAAACAACGACATTGCCAAGCGGGTGAGCTTCGCATCGGGCGGGCCTAAGATGATCGAGCGGCTTGATGATTGGGCCGTTGTCGTCAATCCCGCCGGCATCGCCCTGAGCTTGGGCGCTCGCACCTATACCAAGGCCGGGCAGAGCAAGGTTCTGGCCGGTGACCTGATCATAGCCAAGCCTCTCAACAACGTGCCTGCGGGCTATCTGGTAGGCGAAGCATATGCGGTCGCGGCGGGAACAACCGGGATCACAGTGCTCAATCCGGTGTTGCTGCTCAATGCGGCCGTGGTAACGATCACGCTTGCCGTCTTCGCATGGCACCTATAATCCCACAGCAAGGGGCAAATCATGACAGACCAAGAAGCCGGAATGACCATCCGGGAACAAACCGTTCGCCGTCGTCTCCGCGATGATTTCGAATACTACGCGCCGCGCTGCCTGAAGATCGTCACCAAGACGGACGAACACGGCAAAAGCTCTATAGTGCCTTTCAGCTTCAACGCGGCCCAAAAAATCATTCATCGCGAGATCGAGAAGATGAAGGCCGAAACAGGAATGGTGCGCGTCATCATCCTGAAGGGTCGGCAGCAAGGCGCGTCTACCTATACGGAAGGCCGCTTCTACTGGAAGACGACGAACAACCCAGGCCAGAAAACCTATATCCTGACGCACAAGGCTGAAGCGACTGGCAACCTGTTTGCGATGGTCGATCGGTATCACAAGCACGCGCCTGAGTTCGTCAAGCCGCACGTCGGCAAGAAAAACGCGACCATGCTTGAGTTTGATCGCATGGATAGCGTCTATCAGGTGGCGACGGCTGGATCCAAGGGCGCGGGCCGATCGGCAACGCTGATCAACGTGCACGGCTCGGAAGTGGCGTTTTGGGAGAACGCGGCCGACCACTTGGCCGGCATGTTGCAGGCGGTGCCGTTCGCTGCCGGGACGGAAGTCATTCTGGAAAGCACGGCTCTCGGCGTCGGCAACGTGTTCCACAAGCAATGGCAGATGGCGGTATCTGGCGCGTCGGACTTTCGGGCGATCTTCATTCCGTGGTTCATCCAAGAGGAATACGCGCGGCCGGTGCCGGATGATTTCGACATCAACGGCGACAAGGAAAGCGTGCCGGATGGCGAGCTGACAGAGGAAGACTATCAGCACACCTTCAAGCTGACAGATGAGCAAATCTACTGGCGGCGCATGAAGATCATGGAAATGGGCGGGGGCGAAGATGGCTTCTACCTGTTCAAACAGGAATACCCGGCAACGCCTGACGAAGCCTTCCAGTCATCAAGCCGTGGATCTCTGCTGTCCCGCAAGTTCGTCATGAAGGCTCGTAAGTCCACCGTGGCGACTGAAGGCCCGCTGATCATCGGCGTGGATGCTGCCGGCGATGGCGAAAGCTCCGACCGCACATGCTTTGTCCGTCGCCGCACGCGGCGGATCTTCGGCATTCAGACGTTCAACAAGCTCAACACCATGCAGATCGTGTCGCTGCTTCACAAGATCATCAAGCAAGAGCGGCCGGCGCGTGTGTTCATCGACGTGGGCGGCCTGGGCGTCGGCATCTTTGATCGGCTGATCGAGCTGGAAGGAACGCAAGGGATCGTGATCCCGGTGAACTTTGGCGAGACGGCAAACGATCCTGATCGCTATGTGAACCGCAAGGCCGAAATGGCGTGGAACCTGAAAGAGTGGATCGAGGACGTCGGCGGCGCGAACATTCCCGATGATGACGAAGTGCAAGCCGAACTCTTGTCGACACCGCCTGACACTCCGGATAGCAACCAGCGCCGCCGGCTGAAACCGAAAGCGTTCGTCAAAAAACACTATGGCAAATCGCCCGATATCTTCGATGCGGCGTGTCTGACCTTTGCCCTTCCGATCATCGGCGGCGGGTTCTCGACGGGATCGTCTGCGAGTGATTTCGACCCGATGGATTTCGGCGGAAACATGGGTGGCGACATAGGGTCAAGCCATACCGATTTCGACGTTTTTTGATGAAAATGCAAATAGCTGACTTTTTAGTCTAGTTTAATTTCCGAAACGATAAGCCATTGAAATCATTCAATAGGGTGTATGCGTTCGCTGTCGTGGAGCACTGCTCCAGCTCTGCTTCCATTTCCATTGTATATACTCGCTTCGCTCGTATACCCCTCGCTTCGCTCCCTCCCCAAAGGAAAAGGCTCGAAAAATGACCCGAAAAGAAACCATCTTGATCCACCTCCGAGCACTGAAATTCTCGGCTTGGGAAAGGCTGATCGACCTCATCAACATCACCTTCCCGATATTCGTCGTGTCCGGCATCGTCGTGGCCTGCTTCAAGTTCTGGCTGGCGGTGTTATCATGATCCCGAACCTTCGAAAGCGATACACGGCTTATGTCGTCTTTCAAGGTGCAGAGCATCGGCGGTTCTGGCGCATGTTCTGCCGGCGCGGCTGGCGGCATGTGTTCCTGATCCACCCGGCCTATTATCCGGAACCCGGCTTGATGGCCCAGGTCTACAGCGTCGTGATCAACCCGCATTCGGATCACGTCCGCACCGATGTCGTGTTCAAGCATCCGGCCGATATCTGCGCCTCCATGCTGCGAGAAGGCGTGACGGCGTGCATTTCCATCCCGATTGACCAGAAATTTACAGGGCGGTATGTTCCGCGCGGGTTCATCACATGCGTTTCCCTGGTGAAGATCTTCCTCGGCATCGGTGCTTGGTACGTGTGGACCCCCGAACAACTCGCCCGCTACCTGCTTCGCAACGGCGGCACATTGATGGAGATCCCCAAATGACAAGCCTATTCGGTGCAGGAAAACAGAAGGTCGATGAGGCCAGCCAGCGCGCACAGCGCAAACAGGATCAGGCGATCAACAGCCAGACCGCCGACGAAAGCAAAGAGCTTGGCGCACGGCAGCGGTTGATTGCAGCTCGGGCCAGCGGCCGGAACTCGCTGTTCTCGTCTTCGGGCGCTGCCGGCGTCAAAGAAACTTTGGGCTGATGCGTATCGTCAAGGGGGTGGCCGTGGCTTTCGGCCTGTTCGTCTCGATCGTCGCCGTCTCCGCCTTGGCGCAAGCTGCGTTACTTTCGATCGTAATCTTATTCGACAGAGGGTTTTAAACCATGCCACGTCTTCAAGAGAAAACCCTTTGCAGCCTGTCCGATAAGGCTTGGACCGAAAAAGGCATGTGGGATGACACGCTGAAGGAATGCTACGAGTTCGCGCTTTCCGACCGCAACCCGTACCACAGCAATGGAACCGGCAAGCCCGGCGACAACTCGACCAAGGGCAAGGATAAAACCAGCCGCCGTGTCTACGACAGCACGCTTGCGGTTGATGCCGTGCGGATCGCCAATCGGCTGCAATACGAACTATTTCCGATCGGCGCGAAGTGGGCAGAGTTCACGCCTGGGGCTTTCGTTCAACAGGAGCAAAAAGACGGTGCAAGGTCTGATCTGGAAAATCTTCGTGAAGTGGTGTTTACCGCGATCCAGCTTTCCAACTTCGATCTTGCGATTGCCGAATGGCTCTTGGAGCTTGTCGTTGCCGGGACGGCGTGCATGCTGGTCATGCAGGGCGACGAAGATAACCCGATCATCTATTCCGCCGTCACCCAGGCGCATGTTGCGTTCCGGGAAGGGTCGTGGGGCAAGATCGACCTGATCAGCCGCAAGCACAAGATGCGCCGATCGCTGATCAACGAAACATGGTCAGATGCCAAGCTTCCGGAACTGGCCGGCGATAAGCTGGACGAAGATCCCGAATGCGACCTGATCGACGTGTGCTATTGGTCGAACCGTGACAAGATCTGGTACTACGACGTAATCTTGATGAGCGGCGCGAACGATGCCCGCAAGCAAACCCGCATCGTGCAGCGCGAATTTGAAATCTGCCCATGGGTGATTGCCCGTTGGTCGAAGGCTTCCGGCGAAGCGCAAGGCCGCTCGATGGTCATGCTCGCGCTGCCTGATGCCCGCGTGCTTTCCTCGGTCAAGTCCTACCTGCTTCGTCACGCTGCGCTTGCGATCGGCGGCGTGTTCATGGTCAAAAACGACGGCGTGATCAACGCCAACAACGTGCGGATTTTCCCAGGCGCGACGATCCCGGTTCGCTCAACCGGCGGTGCCGGCGGTGCCTCGATCATGCCGCTTCAGGTCGGCGGCGATATCAACCTGACGCAACTCGTCATGCAGGATCTTGTTACCTCGATCCACAAAATCATGATGAACGACGGCATGCCCGATGTGAAAGACGGCGTGCGGACGGCAACCGAACTGCTCGAAAGGCTGAAAGAGCTTCAACAGTCCATGGGTGCGCCGTTCTCCCGCGTGCTGAAAGAGGGGATTATCCCCATGCTGGAAGCGACGATCTATCACCTGGGCAAAATGGGCGTGATCCCGATGGGGCAGGGGCAGAAAATAAAACTCAATAACGGCCAGATCTCGGTTAAATTTTCTTCGCCGTTGGTGCAAGGCCAGTCGATCCGCGATGTCGAGGCAGCACAGCAGGCCATGCAGATCACGGGCGCGGTTGCCGGCGGGGAACAGGCCGTGGGCGTTTCGTTCAAGATTGAGGACTTCGGCGCATGGGTCGGCGCAAAGCTCGGCGTTGATCCGATCTTGATGCGGACGGCTGATGAGCGTAAGGATTTGCAGGCAAAGGCGGCCGCCGCCCTTGCTGCACAATCTGGCGCTCCGATGGTTGGACCGGGGCAAGGTGCCGGCACTGGTGTCCAGCCACCCCCACAGCAAATGGCCGCATAAGGAAATCTTTATGTTCAACTCTCTCAATCTCTCGCTGAAAACGCTTCAGCGCATCGACATCGTAGGGGCGGCGCTGTTCGCCGTCCTCGCCATCCTCGCCCTGGTTATGGGCAACACGATCTTTTTCGGATCATTCGCCCTCGGTTGCGGCGCGTTCGTCTTGAGCTGGCACGTTCAGACGTTCCGCGTTGAACCAAGCGCAACGGTGTTCGTCGGCATGCTGGCCCTTATCTCGGGCTTGCTGTTTCTCACGGCGGTAACGCTTTGGGTGCTGGCTTGAGCCGGGGCGCATTCGACTGGTTGCCGGGCGGGAGCGTCGGTCCGGAAACTCCGGAAGAAGCGGCGGAAGCCAATCAGGCGCAACACGACGCGGCGGAAATCCGGCGCATCAATCAAGCAAAACTGTTCTTCGACGTGTTCGTGAACAGCGCGCGCGGCCCGGAACTTTTGGAGCTTCTCCGGGCTTCTACCATCGAAATGCCCCTGTTCCTCGTAGGCAACACACTTCACCAGGGCATGGAAGTGGGACTATCAACCGCCGAATGGGCCATGTTCCGGGAAGGCCAGAACAGCACTATTCGGTTTATAGAAGAACAGATCCGCATCGCGCGGACACCGACACAGGAAACCAACGACAATGGATGACAAGATCAAATCCGCGCTGTCAAAGCTCGACACAAAGAACGACGCCCACTGGACTGATGCGGGCTTGCCGTCCGTTGACGTGGTTCGCGGCATTGCCGGCAACATGGAAATCACGCGCAAACAGATCGGTGCCGCGTGGCCGGGCTTCAACCGCACCAATGCCAGCGCCGCGCCGTCGAACCCCGAAAACGTTCGCAGCCAGTCGGCCGATGAAACCGGCAACCTCGACGGCGACGAAGGCAGCGAAACCAAGGTGACGCTTGTTCACAAGAACGACGGTTCGCAGCCGGTCAAGCCTGAAGCCGGTGCGCTTGATCCGATCGAGAAGATGGTGGATCCGGCATCGGTCGGCCTGTCCTACGGCGACCCGGCGCTTGCCTCGCCAACCGAACAGGCGACAACCTCGCCCTATTCGGCAGATCAGCGCGAACTTGAACGGGCCGGCGCTCTGGATGAAAAGCGCGCCGAGGTGTCCAGCCTGCCGACCGTTGATGAGATCGTGAAGCACATTCCCGATCCGATCCTGCTTCTGGAAGCCGTGGCGATCCTGGCAAGCTCCGATCAGTATCGGCGCAATGGTCCGCTCGCACAGCTCGTTCGTCACTTCTCGATTGATCAGGTGAACATCAAGGATCATCAGGCCCGCACCAACCTGCGCAATCAGCAGCGAGCGGAAGCCAGCGAGGCGGCCGTTGCCGCTGAAGCCAAAAAGGCATAATACGGTTTTGCCGTAATTGAGAAGGGCGCGGCGGGTTATCCTGGCCGCGCCTTTTTTGTTTCAACCACAGCAAGGATCTAACCATGACGAAAGCAATCGAACGGGCGCTTATGGCGTCGGCAAGTGTGGCGCGAGTGGTGAGCGGGATAGGCCCGCGCATCGCGTTCGCGCCTCCGAATGAGGGCGGGGCGGCGGATGACGGCGGCGACAAGACAGGCGATGACACGGGCGACGATAAAGGCGATGGCGCAACAGGTGACGCCGATCCTGGCGCTGATAAAGGCGCGAAACCGCGTGACCTCGGTGGCCTGCTCAACCGACGTTCCAAGCCTGAAGGCGCAAAATCCGATGATGACGGGGGCGACGACAAGGGCGACAAGACAGCCGACGACGGCCGGCCGGAAGGATTGCCGGACAAGTTTTGGGACCCCAAGACAAAAACCGTAAATGCTGCCGGGCTGACGAAAGCCTATGCGGATCTTGAGAAAGCCCACGGGCAACTCAAGCGCGGCAAGGGCTTGGGCGGTGGCGAAGTTCCGGAAACGGCAGAGGGCTATTTCGACGGCGGGCTTGAGCTGCCCGATACCGTCGATCGCCTGGGGCTTGAACCTGATGATCCGGGCTTGAAGGCTGCGGCGAAGGTGTTCCACAAATACGGGCTTGGCAAGGAAGTGGCCGCCTCGATCGTCAAAGACATGTTCGTTGAAATGAACGAATTTGCTCCGACGCCTATCGATCCTGAAGCCGAGTTCAAATCCCTTGGCAAGGATGCGCAGGGCATGATCGACGGCGTGTTCGTGTGGGTGGATGGCGGCGTGACTGCCGGGACGTTCTCGGAAGATGACGTGGCCGTGGTCGAGAACCTTGCGAAGACGGCGAACGGCATGCGGTTCCTCGCCAAGATGCGCAACGCGGCAACCGGCGAAAAGGGTATCCCGATCACTCCCGGCGGCGGCGCTCGCGGCATGTCGCAGAACGAATGGCACGATGAATTTAAGGCTGCGGTCAAGGCCAACGATTACAAGCGGCAGGCCGAACTTGAAGAAATCGGCAAGACGATCAACGGGACGGAACCAAGCCACGGCGGCCGCTCGGGCGGTGTAAACCTGTAGGCTTGCAATCGGCCGCGCGTTGTGGCTTATTGCTGGTGTCTGCCTGTCTGAACATTGGTCCTCCCCAAACTGAAACCCCGCCGGGCCTCGCACCCCCGGCGGGGTTTTGCGTTTCAGGATTGACAATTTAGCAGCTCCCGCGCATCTTCCGCAAATCGGCTCGGACCTAACCGCACGTTGCGGCCTCCATCTGCCGGATCTGACGCGGCCCGAAACCGCCAAGGGAAGCCTAATTTCAGTTGTTCGGAATTTCCTAACAACTGAAACCCTTCCCGCCCTCGTTTCGCCCATACCGCTGAAACCAATCATTTCAACGCAACATAGGCGAAACACATGTCCCGCAATCTTACTGCAAACGAACAGGCTTCCTTCGACGCTCGCGTGAAGGCTGCTTACGAAAAGGGCGGCATGCTCCGCTCGACCGTCGAAATCGCTGACAACATCGTCGGCTCAACCCACCGCTTCAACAAGATGGGCAAGGGTCTGGCAACCCGTCGCATCGATCAGACCGATGTCATTCCGATGAACATCGTTCACGGCAACGCCACGGCCACGCTGGAAGATTGGAACGCTGCCGAATATACCGGCATCTTCAATCAGCAGAAGGTCGGCTACAAGGAACAGGACAAGCTCGCTTCGATCATCGCTTCAGCCATCGGCCGCCGCGAAGATCAGCTGATCCTTGACGCGCTCGACGCGGCAAGCACTGCCCTGATCGTCCCGGCTTCGGTCGGCGGCGCATCCACCGGCTTGAACACTGCAAAGGTTCGCCGGGCAAGCCGACTGCTCAACCAGGGCGGCGTGCCGCGTGCCAAGGGCGAACGCACCTTCGTCATTTCGGCTGAAGGTATGGAACAGCTCCTGGGCGATGGCGACGCGAACACCGTCGATAAGAACGTGATCAAGGCGCTGTACGATGGCGAAATCAGCCATTGGGTGGGCTTTGACTTCATCGTCATGGAAGATCGTCTGGAAGGTGGCCTGCCGAAAGCGGGCAACGAACGGACGAACTTCGCTTATCACAAGGCCGCTGCCGGCCTCGCGGTCGGCATCAACATGCGGACGGAAGTCAATTACATTCCGGTCAAGACATCCTATCTCGCGAATGGGATCTTCTCGGCCGGCGCTGTGGCTATCGACGCTGAAGGCATCGTGGAAGTGGCGACGACTGAGGCTTAATCCCCTCGGCCGCTGCTTCTCCTGAAACTGTGAAAGGTTAAAAACATGGCACTGAATAAGCGTTTCCTCGATCCAACCAGCTCCGGATCAAAAGGCACCCGCGTGCGGGCGCTGTACGAAACCACGGACGCGAAAGCGACTGTGAAGGCCGCCGGATATTTCAATCTGGCCGCCTCGGAACTGGCCCGCGTTGCCGAAATCCTGATCATCGCATCTGATGCGACGTTCGAAGCAAAGGTGACGGTTGCCGCTGGCGTCGTCACCCTGGCGGCTCCTGACACCTACGCATAAACCATCCCCCTTGCTGTGGGGCATAAGGCGGGCGGCATTGGGTAAAACCATGCTGCCCGTTTTGCATTTTGGAAAGGAACACCTATGGCCCGAACTGACATTTCCGTTTGCTCCCGCGCTCTGGTCGGGCTTGGGGCTTTGCCGATCAACTCGTTTCAGGACGCTACCGACACGGCGAAGATCTGCGCAACGATCTATCCAGAGCTGAAAGAGGGGATCATTTCGAAATACCCTTGGCGTTCGTTCATGACCAAGAAAGAGCTTTCCCGCGACAACTCCGGGCCGATTGGTGAATGGCAGTATTCGTTCATCATCCCAGGCGAGGCGATCGGGCTTGCCCATGCCGTGTTCACATCGACCGCCGGCAAGATCGGAACCGGCCGTTTCGAAGTGTTCGGCCGCCGCGTCTATTCCGACATGCCGCGTCTGTGGATGGACTTCCTCACGCTGAAGCCGGAAGCGGAATGGCAAGCCTACTTTGCCGAGCTGGTCGCGGCCGCCCTCTGCTCGGAAATCGCCTTCGCCGTCACCGATCAGCAAAGCACGGCCGATGCCTGGACATACAAGGCATACGGCACACCATCGGAAGGCGGCATGGGCGGGCTTATGGGGCAGGCGACCATTCTCGACGCGCAAGGATCTGGCAACATCGGCCTGCAAAACGGCGCGTTCATTGATGCCCGCTTCGGATCTGTTTACCCTGGGGATACCTTCTAATGCCGAAACTCGTAGAGCTGAAAACCAATTTCGTGGCGGGCGAGTTTGATCCGCTGTTGCTGTCTCGATCGGACATCAAGCATTATTTCAATGCGGCCGAATACCTGCGCAATGTGATCGTGCTGCCGCAAGGTGGCGTCCGCTCGCGTCCCGGATCTCGGTATCTGTGGAAGGTGCCGGAAATCCCCGGCGGCGGGCTGTCTGTCGTTCGCATGTTTGAATTCCAGTTCTCGACGGATCAAACATATCTGTTCGTCTTCCATCATCTGAGCCTGACCATCTTCCGGGCTGGCGCTGTCGTGGCGACGATCGTCACGCCTTATGCCAGTTCGCAGTTGCGCGCGGTGCTGACGACGGAAGGCGACCTGATTTCCACCGGCCTTAGCGTGACGCAAAGCCGGGATACGATGATCGTGTTTCATCAGGACTTCGCGCCGCGCGTCATCAAGCGGGGCGGATCTCATGCCATCTGGACGATCGGCGTCTACGACATCAAGAACGTGGCAATCTTCGATTTCGGGGATACCGTGTATGTGAACGGCGTCAACGAAGTTCAGACCATCAACTTTCCGAACCCAGGCGATCAAGGCAATTGGGTGGTTGGCGACACGTTCAAGCTGTCCCTTGAAGACGAGGAAACGGACAACATTTCTTTCAACGCCACGGCCGCGACCATGGCGGCCAACATCCAAGCGGCCTTGCGCGCGCTGGCGAATGTGGATGCTACCGGGATCGCCGTGGTGGCGTCCGTTTCAACGAACACGGTTGACGCCACGTTCACGGTGTCTTTCACCAACGGCAACGGTCAACGGCCGTGGGGCGCTCTGTCCTATGAAACGATCTCGACAAAGCAGGTTCCATCTATCGACATCATCGTGACAATCAAGGGCGTGCGGCCGGGCGAAAACGTTTGGAGCGATACACGCGGCTGGCCTCGCTGCGGCGTGTTCTTCCAAGGCCGCTTGTGGGTTGCCGGCACGCGCTCCCTGCCAAATACGCTTTGGTCAACGCGCGCCGGCTCCTATGTCGATTTCAATTCGAAGAAGATCGATGACGACTATGGGATCTCGGCCACGACGGACACCGACGACATTCCAGCGTTTTGCGTAATCTTCGCCGGCCGGCATTTGCAACTGTTTTCGACGGCGGCTGAGTTCTATATCCCGGCCTCCGAAAGCGATGCTGTGACGCCGGGCAACATCGTGCTTCGCCGCACAACCTCACGCGGCATCAAGGCCGGGTTGCGGGTCTATGAAGTGGACGGCGCGACCCTGTTCGTGCAGCGGCGCGGCAAGGCTCTGCGGGAAATGATCTTTGCCGATGTCGAGCTTGCCTATCAGTCGAACAACGTTTCCCTGCTCGCCTCGCACCTGATGCGCGATCCGGTCGGCTATGCGCTTCGCCGTTCTTCCTCGACCGATGACGCGGATTATATGTTCCTGCCGAACATCGACGGCACCATGACTGTGTTTTGCACGCTCCGAACCCAGGACGTGAACGCGATGACATTGTGGGAAACCAAGGGGCTTTATGACGACGTGGCCGTGGTGCTCGACAAGGTTTATTTTTCCGTCGTTCGGCAGATCAACGGCACGGCTCAAAAGTTTATCGAGGTAATGGACGAAACAATCACGGTCGATTGCGCGGCCGCCAATGATGACCTGGGCGCGCCTCTTGCTTCCGTCACTCTGGCGCATCTGCCCAACACGATGATTGAACATCAGCTTGACGGCTTCGTGCAGCCGGCCATTCAGTCAAGCGGCGCTGGCCTTGTGACGTTCGCTCGATCTGCGGCAAACTCCTATGCTGCCGGCATCCGATACCCCGATGTTTTGCCGGATCTCTATCCCGGCTTGATATGGGCAATCCGCACGCTGCCGATCGAAGTGCAGTTGCCGGATGGGGCAAGCCTTGGCAAAAAGCGCCGCATTGTGCGTCTGACGCTTCGCCTGTATTCAACGGCGGCGTTGTACGTGAACGGAAATCAGATATCTTTCCAGCAATTCGGAAGCCAGCTTCTCGATCAGCCGCCGCCGTCGTTCACAGGGATCAAGAATATTCGCGGCCTTCTCGGTTGGGATTTTCAAGGTCAAGTCGTGGTCGGCAGCGATATTTCAACAAAAGCCACCCTCTTGGGGCTGGCCTGGGCAGTGAGCATTTAATCATGGCGGTTCTTCTTACGGCTTTCACATCACTGATCGGCGGCGGCGGGGCTGCGGCGGGTGCCGCTGCTGGCGGGGCTGCGGCCGGCGCTGGATCCCTGGCGTCCGTCCTGGCTGTCGGCTCGACCATCGTCGGCGGGCTGGCCTCGATCGCATCGGGCAACAAGCAAAAACAGGCGCTCAATGCGCAGGCGCAAGGCGAGGACACGAAGGCGGTCCAAGAGACGATCAACGGCCGGCAAGACGCCTTGATGGCGATGCGAAAGCTCAATCAGGATCTATCGAAGATCACGGTTGCCGGCTTCGCGTCGGGCCTTCAGGGTGACGGTTCCGTTGCGGCTGCGCAGAATGAGGCGCTGCGGGTGGGTGAAGCCAACATCAACATGAGCCGCGACAATGCGGCATTCGCTTCAGCCAGTCGGCGGGCGCAAGCAAAACAGCTCCGCGTCGAAGGTCAAGGCGCGGGATCGGGTGGACTTTGGGGCGCGGTATCGGGCGGGCTTTCCATGCTCTCGCGCAGTTCGGCAAGGGGTTAATTCATGGCAGGCAATGCAACCACACGCGGCGTTCCTCGGCAGCTCTTGCAGGGATCTTCGCCGTCCGTTCCGGTGATTGGCGCAAGCCAGCTTCCACAGATCCAGTTTTCGTCGGGCAACGCTCGCGCGCTTCAGCAATTCAGCCGCGAAATGTTTTCGTTCGCCAACGAACAGCAAGATCAGCTTGACGCGCAAGCATCGGCTGAAGCATCGAACGCGGGCGCAAAGGACGGCGCGACGGGCGATTATGCGGTGCAGGATTACGGCACCATTCGCGGCCGGGCTTACAACAAAGCAGCTCTCGAGACGTTCGCGGCCAATGTCGATACGGCCGGCGCGGTGAAGCTCAATCAGCTTCAACAGCAATATTACAACGATCCCGACCAGATCGAACAGAAAATGAAGGAATGGACGGACGGCTATTCCCAGGAGCTTGAGGGGAAAGACCCGGCGGCCGCTGCTCTGTTCCGCAATCGTCAGACGATCCGCACCATGCCGGCGGTAGAGCAAGCGCGCGACACGGCCTATAAGCTGACGCGCGACGAAGCAGACGCGGCCAACATCGAAAACGAAGCAGCGATGAGGGCGGAAATCAAGGGCTATGCCGGCGATCTGTTTTCGGAAAACCCGGAACGCTCGGGCGCGGCTGCGAAGGCTGTCGGCATGCTTCAGGCCGATTACATGCGGACATATACCGCCGTCGATCCGACGACTGGCAAACCGCTTTACTCCCCGACCGAGATCGCCAAGGCCAAAAAGGGTTTTGTCGACATGACGATGAGTTCCGCATCGCTGGCATGGTTCGATGAACAGCCAGACAAGGCCGGCGCATACCTGAAATTCACGCAAGGCGACTTTGCAATCAAGCTGAAGGAAAATCTCGGCTCGGCAAAGATCGTGATGGCGAACGCTGGTAAGCGCCGCTTGCCGCTTCAGGAAAAGCTTTCGTCACAGCTTCAGGCGGCCGCTTCCTCGCTTGGTCCCGGCTACGACGTGCAGGTAATTTCGGGCGGGCAGGTCACGAAGGCTGAAGCAGCGGCCGGCCTCGGGCAGCGAACCGGATCGGAACGCCACGATCACGGCGGTGCCGGTGATGTGCGGATCATGTTCAACGGCAAGCCTGTGACGCCTGCGGAAAATCGCAAGCTCTATTTGCAGTTTGCGGAAAACGCTGCGGCGGCCGGCGTGACCGGCATCGGCATTGATGAGGGCGGCCAATACATTCACTTGGGCGGCGGGCCTAAGTCTGCATGGGGTTACGGCAAGGAAGGCGGTCGATCGAAGTACCTGCCAGACGATTTCAAGGCTGCGGTTGAACGCGGCTGGATGGGCGAACCGCTCGGCACGAAGCCGTCTGAGGTTGACGTGAAGGTGCGCGAAACCCTGTCGGCGCAAGCCCTCGACGGCATCGAAACCGAAATGCGGCAGCGCATGGTTTTCCGCAACCAGATGGCCGATCGCACGGCGCAACAGGAAGCCAAGCGGGTCGAGGCAATCCAAGAAAAGAACGCGGCAGATCTGATGTTTCGTTCGTTCGGCGTCGGGGCTAAAGATCCTGACACTGGCGAGACGATCGCGCCGCCAACGCGGGAAAACGTGATCCAGGCCGAACGCATGGGCCTGATCAAGCCGAACGATGGCATCGCGATCATGAAGGCAATCACCACGGAACGGCCGGAAGTTTCCGATGAACCGACGAAGCGAGACTTCATGCGCCGCGTCTACAATAACGAGGATATCTACAGCGACGTGATCGCCGCGCAAGACAAGCTGTCAACGAAAGACGTTGCGGATCTGCTCGGCAAAAATCAGTCGCTTGTGCGCGGAAGGCTTGGTGAGTTCAACGAAGATCAGAAATTCCAATATGGATTGCTGGAAGATCGCTTGGGCGGCAAGGGGCTGTTCGACAAGTTCGATCAGGGCAAGGCCGATCGTGCGGCCATGGCAAAAGACGAGTTTCGCCGTCGCGTCATGGACCCGGAAAACAAGGAAACCCCGGCGCAAATCGTGGAGGACATCGCCAACCGGGCGATCAGTGATATGGGTTCTCTCGATACATCGGCGCTCGGCCGCATGGTCCCGCCGCGCTTCTCTGTTGCAAAGCCTGATCGGCCGGGCCGTCTCGACGTGAAGCAATCGGCCATGGCGCTGCAAGCGGCAAAGACTGCCGGCACCTTGACAGAAAGCCAGTTCAACGCGGAAGTGGCGCGGCTGAAGGCTTGGGACGAAAAGCAAAAACTGGTCGAACAGCAAGAAGCCGCAAAACCAAAGAAGGCTAAATGAACATGGAAACCGCAATCAACCCCCGCATGTCGATCGGCGCACCTTCCTCCGAAGACGACGCCGTTGCGACCTACACTCAGGTTGCCGAAAACCGCGTTGCCTCCGAACTCGATAGCTGGTTCAAGACGACGATCGGGGAGGCTCCGGCCAAGCCGGCCGGTGCAGCGCCGGCCGCCGCTGGATCTTCCGGCAATCCCGATCTCGATGCGCTGATGAATGGCGGTGTGGAAGCGCCTCCCGCTGCGGCAATTTCTGGCCTTCGCCCTTTCAACCCTGGGGAAATGAGGGATAACGGGAACGGCAGCTATTCCACAGAGATCACGACGACGTGGCAGACGCCGGACGGCGCGTGGGTAAATGTCCCTTCACTCTGGAAAGACCCTTCCGGCAAGAACGTTCAGTTCAACCCCGATGATGAAGATGGGATACTCGGTGCGATGCAGGAATTTGAGGCGATGGGTGGGCAAGCCTTCCCGCGCTTCAAGTCGGTGGATGAAGCTACGGCATTCGCAGAAAAGCGATCTGCATCGGGCGGTGCGTCATCTGGCGATGCGCAGCTTGCCGGCTACACCCCTGTCCCGGAAGAAAAGAGCCTAGCAAGCTCCGTAGCGAGCACTTTGCTTTCTGTGGGCAAGGATGTGGGCGCGGGCCTTGCGAGCGCACCGAGGCAGGTTGTGGGCGGCGTGATAGATGCTTTCGGTGAAATGGATCAGTTCATGCAAGAGCTTGTTCCGATCGGCGGCATGGAGCTGTTCGACGCGGAAGGCAATTTTGACCCGTCGTTGATCTCTGCCGACGAAATGAAGGCGCAGAACAAGGCCGAACAAGATCTGTTTTCCAAGATCGCGCCGGCCAATCCTGACACAGTGACGGGCCAGTTCGTGCGCTCGACGGCGCAATTCCTGACGGGCTTCATTCCTGGCATGCAGGCAACCAAGGGCATGCAGGCGATGAAGGGCGGGGCGATGCTTTCCAGCATGGCGGCCGGTGCCGTGGCCGATATGGTCGTTTTCGATCCGAACGAAGATCGTTTGTCCACGTTTCTAAACCAGATCCCGGCGCTATCGTCTGTCGTTCCCGACTGGCTGGCATCGACCGATGACGAAAATTCCCCGTTGATGGGCCGCGTCAAGAATGCGATCGAGGGCGCTGGCTTGGGCATGGCGACCGATGGCCTCGTTACCGCGTTCAAATATTACAAGGCGGCTCGCGCTGCCAAGGCTGCAAACAAGCTGGAAGCGGATCCGCTCGGCGCAACCGTCGAAGCCGCGAAAGACGAACTGAAGGCGGCCGCTCGAACTGAGCTTGTGCAGGACATTCCCGACGAAGCATTGCACGGCCTGGGGGATGCCGCGCCGGATGCGCCGCTGATCGTGGAAGCTCCAATGTCCGAAACAGCATCGGCCGCATTCACCCGCCTTGGTGAAGCGAAGATCCGATCCGAAAAGGCGATCGTTGACAACAACGCACTGACGGCGATCAACGATATCAGCCAGCGGTTTGCCAAGGGTGCCGCGCCCGGCCGCGATCCGATGGATGAAATGATCGACAACCTGCGGTCAAGCGCCGGCATCAACGCGAAGATCCCGCGCCGGCCGGTTAGCGAAATCGTCAAGGGCTTGGGCGGCGTCGATCCTACGTCGTCATTCGCTGGCGATCTGCGGTCGCGCGGCATCACTGCCAAGAGCTTTCCCGGCCTGTTCAAGAAGGACGGCGGGTTGAAGTCGCTCGACAATATTCCGGCTTCGGAACACCCGATCTTCACGGCGCGAAACTCGATCGACCCCGATACGGGCTATATCCCTCAACAGGATTTCATCGACGGTCTGGAAGCAGAGCTGAAGGGCGATCCGTGGATGACGGCCGAAACCCAGGCGCGTTATGACGATATGATTGCGCCGCTGGAGGATCTCGAAAAGCATCTGGATCAGCTCGGCATCGACTACAAGAACATGTCGAACGAAAGCGTCAAGGCGCGCATTACGCAGATCGCAGACGAGGAAGCGGCCGCCGCCCGCGTAAGTGAGCGCGCGCCTGAAGGTGCGGAAACTGCCGGGCCGGAACGGTGGGACGAAGAAGCCGTCGCCAAAGCCACGGCTGACGGCGTAGATCCTGCGATTATCGCTGCTCACTCCCCGCCGAAAGTCTACATCAACTTGGCCCGGATCAACTCGGCCGACGACGTGAAAGCCACGCTGCAAACCATGCTCGATATGGACGCGGCGAATGTTGTCGACAAAACGCGCGGTGTCGTTTCCAATCAACAGACGATCAAGGAAAGCTCCCAGGAATACCGGGATCTAAACGACCTGATCGGCCGCCCTCCTGGCCCGATGAATGCAGCGCAAGCCGTCGCTGCCCGCAAGCTGCTGGCGTCTTCGGGCGAACAGATCGTCCAGCTTGCCAAGGTCGCGCAAGCGCCGAACGCCACGCCTGCGGATCTGTTCGCCTTCCGCCGGGCCATGGCCGTGCACTATGCCATTCAGTCGGAAGTGGTTGCTGCGCGCACCGAAACCGCGCGGGCGCTTCAGTCGTGGGCAATCCCGGCCGGCGCGTCGAAGGCTCGATCGCAAGCAATCGCGGAACTGATCAGCTTCGGCGGCGGTGCTGGCGACATTCAGGAGCTTGCAAAGGCCGTCGCTACGGCTGACAGCGCAACGAAAATTAACGTCATGGCGCGGGAACTCGGTCGGGGTAAATTCGGCAAAGCCATGTATCAGGTTTGGATCAACGGCCTTCTTTCCTCGCCCAAAACCCACGCGGTCAACATCCTGTCAAACTCGATGGTAGCTTTTTATGCGATCCCCGAAAGGTACATGGCGGCCGGGATCTCCAAAGCGTTTTACAATGGCGAGATCGAGGCGGGCGAAGCGGTCGCGCAAGCCTTTGGTCTGATGAAGGGCATCCGCGACGGCGCGCGGCTGGTCGCGCTTGGCAACAAGGCGGAAGGCCGAGGCGGCGTGTCGGACGTGTTCGACAACTTCGCCAAAACTGACGGCGTGACACCGAACGCAATCAGCTCCGAAGCGTTCGGCCTCGATCCTGCCGGCGGCTTCGGGTACGGCATCGATATCCTGTCGAAGATCGTCAACGCTCCCGGCTCGGCGCTGAATGCGGAAGACAAGTTTTTCAAAACGATTGGCTATCGCATGGAACTGAATGCGCTGGCGCACCGCACGGCGGCCGGCGAAGGGCTGGAAGGGAAAGAGTTTGCCTCCCGCGTGGTCGATATCCTCAACAATCCGCCGGAACAACTAAAGGCTGATGCTCTCGACACGGCAGCATATCAGACCTTCACAAACCCGCTTTCGGCCAAGGCGCGGCAGGCGTTGGGCGGGATCAACGGGATCAAGTATGTTGGTTCGGTGTTCCGCGTCGTGGTTCCGTTCGTCAAGACCCCGACCAACATTCTGAAGTTCACGTTTGCCCGCACGCCTCTGGCCTATATGTCCGGCATAATTCAAGCCGACATCAAAGCCGGCGGCCCGCGCGCCGCGCAAGCTCATGCCCGCGTTGCGATGGGTACAATGATCCTCATGAGCGTGGTTGATATGGCAATGGAAGGGACGATAACCGGGGCCGGGCCGATGGGTGGGAACACGGCCGAAACGCAAAAGCTCCGAAAAGCGAAGATGGATACCGGGTGGATGCCCTACTCGGTCAAGGTCGGTGATCGCTGGTATCAGTATAACCGTCTTGATCCTATCGCCTCGATCATCGGCCTGGGTGCGGACATGGCGGAAATCGGGACGAATGCGGATGAAGCAGATTTCGAAACGCTTGTAGCCGGCGGGGCAATTGCTCTTGCTCAAAACCTCGCGTCGAAAACCTACATGCGCGGGATCTACGATTTCATCGGGAACATCGATCCGAACAATCCTTCGTCGGATCTCGGCGGCTACCTGACGAACCTGACGACGGGCCTTGTTCCCTATTCGTCATTCCTCCGCAATCTTAACGGCGTGACAGATGACGTGATGAGGGAAACCCGAACCACGACTTACGGCGATGACAGCAAGATTGATCAGGTCGCAACCTATCTGGACAATTTCCAGAACAAGATCCGCAAAGGCATTCCGGGCCTGTCCGATGAACTGCCGCCGATGCGGGATTTGTGGGGCGAGGAAATCACCAAGGCATCCGGCATCGGGTGGGCCTGGGACTTCGTGTCTCCGATCGCCTCGAAAGCCGACGATCCCGATCCGGTGACGAAGATCATCCTTGATAACCGTGTCGACATTTCTTCAGCTCCTCGCGTGATTGCCGGGGTGAAGCTGTCGGCCGCCGAATATTCCGAGTTTGTTGAGCTGGCCGGCAAGCCCGCGAAGGAACAGCTTGACGAACTGATCACGGCTCCCGGCTTCGACAAGCTGACTGACGGTCCGGACGGCATGAAGGCGGAAATCATTCGCGACGTGGTGAACGGTGCGCGGGAACGTGCCGCTGCGATGATGCAGCAAAAACACCCTGAATTGCGGGAAAGGTCATTCGCCGCTAAACAAGAGCAAATGCGCTCGCTCACAGGTCAATAAGGAAATCTGGAAAATGGTCGATATCCCCATCAATGCGACTGAGGCTTTCACAGTCGTTGACGTGACAGTGAACGGTCAAACTGTGTTTGCTTACGACTTTCTGATTTTCACTGCCGATCAGATGAGCGCCGCATACACGTCGCCGGCTGGCGTCGTTACTCCGTTGACGTTGGGGGTGAACTTCACAGTTTCGGGAATGAATAATCCCGGCGGCGGCGACATCACTTTAGCCGGGTTCCCTACTTTGGTCGGCGGCAAGGTGACGATGCTCCGACAGACGCCAATCGTGCGGCCGGCAGACTATCAGCAGGCGGGGGATTTCTTCGCTGTAACGATCAACCGCGAGCTTGATATCGGCCGCATGATCGACCAAGAGCTTGCCCGCGACTTGGCGCGTTCGCACAAAGCCCCGGCGGGGCAGGATGGCGGTACTTTTTCCGCTGCCGACATCGGAAACGCTCAAGCGAATGCAGCGGCAGCACAGGCCGCCGCCGATCGGGCGGAGGCCGCCGCCATTTTGCTGGCTGACATCGTGGTTGATATTCGCGAGTTTGGTGCGAGGCGAGGAGAAGATTGCACGGCGGCACTTCAGGCAGCTTTGATTGCCGGCGCGGCTCGCGGCCAAATGGTTTACACCCCTTCCGGGGAATGGCTTGCCAGCGGGACATGCACATATCCGCTTGATTGCCCTGGCATGGTCGGTGAAGGTGATAGCTCTCACTGGAAGCTAACTGCAAATTTGCCGTTGATTTCGCTTGTCACGAACATCAACATTTACGGCAAGATCTTTTCGAACTTTAAAGTTTCCGGTGTGTTCGCGGGCGGTGCGGCTCGTGACGATAGCCGGTTTCTGAAGATCACAGGTTCCGGCTCGTTTGGCTTCGGCCGATTTCGCAATCTCTATTTCGAGGCGCTTTATGCGGGCGTGGAATTTAACACTGACCCGATCGTCACAAGCTACGGCCTTGAAAGCCAGTCCGGTTGGAACAAATTCGAAAACTGCACTTTCTGGTACGGCTCGCGCACGATGGTCTACGGCGTGTTGTTCAAGCGCGGATCGAGCACGGGCAACAGCTTCCCGAAGTGCCAAGCGTCGTGCGAGGGTTCTGCATTGCGCTACGAGGGCGCTGGCTGTGTCGTTGGCGATATCATCTACGACGGGGATCATCTTGGAACGGGCTACATTGCTTCGTTCGGTCCTGGGATTGTTTACAATCGCTCTATGTCTTTTGAAGGCCAAGTGGATGCCGGGTCGGCTGGCGTTCTGAAATTCGATGCGGGGCAGACAGTCCAGCCTAACAACATCAAGGCGCGCGGAACATTCGGCGGTAGCCAGCAATGGGCGAATGTTCCGCCGCTTCGAAATTCCCATATCGATGACCTGGGTCATAGTCGGTGGGCTGCTGGCGGTCATATCTACAACACGGCAACGGCCGGGGCGCAGGTGCTTTCGTTGTGGGATATCGAACTCGCGCAGCTTTCAGGCTGCGAAATCACGGTCCTTGTTGATGGAGTTCTCGGCGGCGTCGAGGCCGGATATGTAAAACGCGTATTCAAGGTGACGCGCTTGGGCGGTGACGTTCGCGTCATTCCTTTGGCTGAAACTCAAATGGCGGATGCGTCGGGGGCTGTGCCGGTCGGTTGGCCTACGCTGTCGTTTGCCGTAAACGGCGCGCACATCGTGATCAAAGTAACGTTCACGCCGAACGGTCAAGTTTCAAATCTCAACACAAATATTGTGGTTGAGGGCGGAAGCCATAGAGTGCAGCGCGTGGCCGGAACGGTCGAGCTTTAACCGAAGGAAAATCGAAATGCGCAAGATCAACGAAGAAGGCAAGTCCACGCTGAAGCGGTTCGAAGCCTTTATCCCGTTCGCCTACGACGATGCGGACGGACCGAAAAACCGCCGCCGCATCAAGCCGGGCGACACGGTGCGCGGCACTCTGACAATCGGCTACGGTCACACAGGGCGAGACGTGACGCCGGGCCTGACGATCGATGAAGCCCGCGCCGATCAGCTCCTATCGCTGGATCTGGCTTCGGCAGAAAGCGCCGTCTTCCGGCTGGTCCATGTGCCTTTGACGGACAACCAGTTCGCCGCGCTGGTATCGTTCGCCTTCAATGCCGGCAATGGTGCGCTAGAAGGCTCCACGCTCCTGAAGAAGCTCAACGCCGGCAATTATGAGGCGGTGCCGGGCGAGCTGATGAAGTGGACGAAAACCACGATCGCCGGCAAGAAGGTGCAGAGCAATGGCCTGGTGAACCGTCGCGCCGCTGAAGCCGGGCTGTGGGCCAAGGGCGCTTTCATCCAGTCGAGCGGCACGCCGGCCTTGATGGAAAAGCCTCCGCTGATCTCGGGCAATGCGGTGGCGCTCGGCACGGCCGCGCTCTCGGGCGGCGCGCTTCAGTACGTGCCGACAACTGGCCCGGTTGCCTATGCTCTCGCCGCGTTGATGGTCGGGGCAGGGTGCTTCCTGCTCTACCGCTATGTCTTCAAGAGGGTGGGGAATTGAGGCTCTATATTTATCTCGCGCTTGGGGCCGCCGTTTTGGCGGCCTTCGGCGTTATCGCCCTGAAGATCAGCAAGAGCGCAACCGATAGCGTGCTGCTCAAAATCGAAAAAGGAAACTCCGATGTCACGAACAAGGCTAATCGCGGCGGCATGTCTTGGACTGAATGCGATCGCGTCGGTGGGGTGTACGACTTCACTTCCAGTCAATGCGCTGTCCCTGACAGGGGTGGTCGGTAGCGCGCTCGCCGGTACGCAAGGTAAGACCGTGACAGACCAGGGACGGATTGACGAAACCGTTGCACGGCTTTGCGGCTCCGGGGTATACGGGGCTGACCTCTGCGCGAAGCAGACGGCCGCGACCAAAGCCCGGCGCGACGAACTGAGGGCAGGGAAATGACCAATCCAATGAGCCAGATCAAGGAAACCTTTTCTCGCATCGGATCTCTGATCAACTTTTCCACCATGGTAATCGTTTTCCTGGGGCTTTTCGTGGCTTACGGCGTGACGACTGCCAACACGGCAAATGCTATCAGCGGCCTTGCCGATCGCATTGATCAGGTTGTCGCTAAAGAAGACGGCCGTTGGTTATCGCATGCGGATCTGCACAAGGAACGCAACGGCGAAGTGAAGGCGCGGGAGGGTTCGGTTGACACGCGGTTGTCGTCTCTCGAAAAGAGTTCAAGCGATATCGCGGCGAAGAACGATCAGATCAATTACCGTCTGACCGTCAACGAACAGCAAACCAAAAGCGTGCTGGATGCGCTCAAAGAACTGACAAGCACGATCAACGAAATGAAAGGCGACATTCGCGTGATCGTCGCTCGCGGTGATGAAGCCGCCACACCAAAGCGCAAGCCATAAGAAAGGCCGGCTAAATGCCGGCCGCTCTCTCTATCGCCATTTTCTTGAGGCTGCGCCATGCGGCCATGCACATTTCAGCATCAAAACGCTTGCCATATTTCTTCCATCGCCGCTTCATTCTGGCGTAGGCTTTGCGGCGCATGGTCGGCACTTCTCGCCAATGCTCTTGGCAAATCCACTCCGAGATATGCAGATCATCCTTGTGGGTTCGCCGGCAGAATGGCACGCAACACGCGATCCTCATACCCGCCCCCGCTTCCCGACCAGATACGGCCGCTTCTCGACATAGGCCGCCGGATCATTCCAGCTCTGCCGCAAGCCCGGCCGCTCCTTATCCTCCGCATGCCATTCCTCGGCTAGCCGACACATGACGGACCAAAGCCCCTTTGCGCCCAGGCGGCGATATCTCATCTGCATGAAGAAATCATAAAGGATCTTGCCGCGCTCCTGTCGGCGGAAGTCGTACGCATTGCGATGCGCGGGACAACAGAAACGGCTCTTGGCTGTTCCCGCCTCATACGCCACCCCGCATTCATCGCAACGCTTGGGGAAGGTGTCTTTGCCTGCAAACTCGATCCGCTTCATGGCGGCCCCCTGCTGTGGTGTAAAATTTATTTTAATAGCAGCGCATGCCGCCGGGTAAAGTCCCGCCGTGCTGCATAATGAGCACCGCCGCAAGCATCCCACAGAATGCAGAGGACGATATCAGCACAGCGATAACCATGGTGTGTGTCTTGGCGCTATTCCAAGCGATCAGGGCGGTCAAGCTTTCGCGCGTCATGGATCTTTTTCCTTTCGTGTGGTGGGACTTCCGACCATAGCCGCGTCGGCTTAATTTTTGGTAAAGGCTGGCCGGGTAAAAGCTTCAACACGATGCCGCGCGTACTGCCGTGCAGGATTTCCAGAACGCCGCGTTTCTTCATCGACATGACGCAACGGAAAACATTCATGTGCGCCATGCCCAGGAGCTTTCCCATTTCCCGGTACGTGGGCGGGTAGCCTCGCTCTTGAACGAACTGGAAAATCAATTCATGGATGCGCTGCTGATTGACCGGAAGGCCACCCTTCCTTGACGCCGGGGCAAGTTCGACCATCATCTGATAGACGGCGGAAACGAGGCGTTTATTACGCGCCTCGGAACCTTTCGGCATTGTCTCGACCAACATAGCCGCCGCCTCGATCATATCGTGTGTTGGCATGGTCGGAACGATTTTCCATTCGTCCTTCACTTTACGGGTATCATCATTGTTCCGATGCCGGAACGGTGAGCGCGGCAAACGGCGGAAAATCCAGTTTCGCCAATTGCCAGCAAGTTCATGCCCGATCCGGGGCGATTTCCTATCGTTCCGTCTGGCCGCTCAAACTTTATTCTCCCATTGAAGAACAAGACGGCATCGCATTTGTCCGCGATTTCCTGCCACCATGGCGCGCTTGTTCTGTCTGGAAGCAGAGCAAGGCCGTTCCCATGGGTTATGAATTTTCGCAACCATTTGGCCTTGTCAGATCTCCCGCCAAATGGCGGGTTCATCCAGACGAGGCCGCCCCATGGCTTAGATAAACTGTCTTCGAATATCCATTCTTTGCATGGTACATATCGCGGCCCCTCGATCGGCGCTGCAACATCCATATCAAAGACTACGCCAAGCGCCTCAAAGACAAATTTCGGCGTATACCAATCGTCACTTTCCCCGCGCTTTTCGTGGTGCTTCATCACCTATCCCCTGGAAAGCCGTCGTCTTCGTAGGGATCAGCTGGCTTGTCGGCGGGCTTGTCAAACTTTCCGATGTCGCCCGGCTCGCGATCGGCGTCGTCATCGCCGGCCACAAGATCCGCGTCAGACGCAATGCGCTTCAGCCGATCAAGGTTCTTTTGCAGCTCGGCGCGATCGGCGGTCACTGTCTTGTTGTCGCCTTCGGGACCGGCATTCCTCCATGCTGCCATCCATGCGGTTTTGAATACCTCGCTCCCGCTGCTGGCCGCGTCTTCAAGGTTATGGACGATAGCGAGGATCTTGCTTGTGTCCTGGCCCTTGCCGGCCTCTTGCATCAAAAGCGCGCCGTGCTCGACTGTGACGCGCTCGCCCTGGCGAATGTATTTCTGGAAGGGCTTGGGAACCTTTTGAAACTCTGCAATCCCTTCGTCGCGCATGTGGATCGAAATCATGAACTCATATGGGAGATTGCTTTCGCAGACCGGAAGAACGATGCGCGTCGGTGGCTTGGTGTCCGTGTCGACAATCGTTTTCTCGCGGATGCAGAAAATCATATGAGCGCCACACGAAAGAGCCGTTCGGATAAATCGGTTGTGCTGCATTTTTGGTCGCACCCACTTCATGCGCTTGTTGGTGCCGCGCGCTTCTTCCTGATCTGCAAAGTCCAGCATCCCGCCGACTGCCTCATGTTCGTGGCTCGCGCTGTCGATGATGATGCAATCAATCCCGTGGCTGATGAACTCTTTCACGGCCAGCCTGAAGCGATCAGACGAGTAAGGCTCGATAAGATCAAGGTGCTCAAACCCGCCAATGTCGGGATCGTCAGCATAGACCAGCGAGCGGCCGCCCTCGGCGTCAATCACTCCGATGCGACCCTTTGGCCCGACAAGGCCGCGCGCGAAAAGGAGTGCCGAATATGTCTTGCCGGAACCTGGGCCGCCGATGAATGCGGCAAAGACCGGGGCGGCTTCACGGCTTGCTCTTTTGATTTGAAACATGGTTATTTCCTCTCAACCCGATGGGCGGCGGCGAATACCGGCCGCGCTTCATCATGTCTGCTGTGTTTTGCTTGTGGGTGCCGGCATAAAGGTGGCTCGGCTCGATGCAGAATGTCATATCGCAGCGATGCAATCCAAGCTGATCATCTGCCAACTCGATGCCGGCGCACTTCATTGCAACGCGGTGGGCTTGGTGAGACTTCCCATCGATCGTAAGCTTGCCATAGTTCTGCTTATTGACTGCGCCGATCCAGATTTTGCAGCCGGTATTTGGCTCTGGTATCGACAAGAAATCTAGCCGATCTTGCAGGCTTGAACCTTTGGGAAGTCTCCGCATGGGTTTTATTCCTCCGCTAAAATCCATCTGGCGGCGCTGAAGTCCTGATCGTCAAAGTCTTTCCATACTGCCGGCTGATGCCAAGGCTTGTCGCGGCCGTGGGTTTTCATGTAGCCGTCGAACATGTCCAGCGCCCGGTTGGTTTCCTGCTTTGCCGCACGGAAATAGGCGTTCAAGTTTCCGCTTGCGTCGTGGCTGACAAAGCGCCGGGGTGTGATATTAGCAATTCCCGAAGCTTCTATGAAGACATACCAGAACGGAACGATCTGATCCGTCTCGGCCAATGCCAGCATTTCGGCAAAGTCTTCCTCCCGCATCTGCGATTTGAACGCCTCCTGCCCCTTGGCCTTGATCGCAGCTTTCATCGCCTGCAACCCGACCTGATACCAGTAAGCTTTGACGTGATATTTCATCTGCGCGACGGTGTGAGCAACAAGCGTTTCCGTGTCCTTTGACATAGAGTTCGCCATGGTTTTCCAGTCATACGCTTGACCTTCAAAAAGCCGGTCGATCTTCAGCTTGCGGCGTCGGCCGGCTTTGTCCGTCCAGAAAAACGACACTTCGTTGATGCCGCCGCGCATGCCGCCGATGCGGTCTAGCACGCCGGTTTCGCGCATGGCGTCGATCATCTTTCCAACCTTCGTCGCGTCGTCGGCCTTGATCCAGATCGTGTCTTCCGGGTACTTCGCCTTGAAGGCTTTGCCATCCGTTTTTGCGAAGCTCATATCCTTGGGCTTGACGACAATTTTGTTTTTCTGGCCGGAAATCAGATCGTGGAAATAGTTGCCGCGCGTGATGGCGGCCGTTTCCTTTTCGTCAAATTCTTCGCGGTTGCGGTTCTTGTTGAACGCGCTGTTCTCGTAGAACTTGAGCGGCGACTGAAGCAGATCGCAAATGCCGCTGGCACCCATGGCCGTGTCG